ATCACATAGAGGGAACGAGATGGATGATATCGGATTTTTGGTGATGAGGGGGGGGCAAATCCTTGTTAGAGAAGCAATAAATGATAAATACAGTATTGCTGTTCCTGGGGATTCGATTAACATTGCTTTTCCATCATCAAAAACGAGGAGAGGGAGAGTCGGTCACAAGGTCGCGCAAACGATACTGACCGGAAACGAACAAGTAGTTGTGGTTGAAGACAGTGATTGAAGACAAGTGTATTCAAATCGGAATGCTGCAAGGTGAACGATGGGAGAGGACCTTCGATGAATGCAGGAGATATTACGATCCGAAAGGAATCAGTCCCACGTTGCCTACGAATGGCGGAGGATATCACGAGGTGAAAATCGGTGAGATCATGCCCGTACTGAGGGGGGGGGCTTGGTGAGAAGAGGTCGAATGGCGGTTCGCAGTATTACCAGCAGGACCGTATTTATTCTTCTGATTCGATTGCGATGGCACATCCCGCATCCATACCAGGCGGGTCATACATGTACGAAGTTGAGGAAAAGACAGTGCGCGTAAGAAAACTTACACCAAAAGAGTGTTACAGACTTATGGATTTCGATGACGAGGATTATGAGAAGGCTTCCAAATTCTGTCCGGAAACGAGCCTTTACAAGCAGGCGGGCAACAGCATAGTGGTTGCGGTCCTGGAAGGAATCTTCAGAAATCTGAAACCATATTTTTCAAAAGAGTGAATCGAGTATCCGCTCTCCAAGTACGCCTGGGCGGAAAAAGGAATCTGAGCGGTTTGATTTTTAGAAGAATCATTTATTCAATCAGTTGGAAGACACGCCGGAAAGACGGCGGTGGCTGTTACGGAAGTGGCTGGGGTTCGACTCCCCAGGCAGCTGAACCAAAGGAGGAGCAATGAGTAAAAGGTACATGTTGTATGACTATCTTGCGGATGTATGGGTGAAGGACAAAACGGAGAAGGTTTCCTACACCATGAAGAAGAAGGAAGCCATGAGATTCAAGACCAAGAAGGATGCGGAGAATTTCGTCAAAGATCTTGCGGTCATGGGCGCGAACATGAAGATCGTGGAGACGGTGGAATGAAAGACAAGGTATTGCATTTTGGAGTCAACCTGGTATTGGCAATGACCGGTTTCATATCCTATTGGCTTGCCCTCGGACTGTGTGTAGGAGCAAGCTGCGGGAAGGAATACGGAGACAGCAAGGCACTAGGGAACAAGTGGGACTGGTGGGACATAGTGGCAGACATGGTCGGAATGGGAGTCGGTCTGCTGATTGTGTTTCTGATCAAGAGGATTGCAAGATGACGGCGGAAGAAAAGCTCTACAAGGTCGAGGTCGCAATCCTCTCGTTGATCAAGGATCATGAGAGGAATGCAGAGTTTTGGCACAGCCGTGATGTCCGGCAGGAAGAGTTCCACAAGGGTCGGATATTCGAACTTCGGAAAGTTCTCAAGATAGTGCAGGAGTAGGAGACGCACAAACGGCACGGGAGTATCTGACACATATTCTTGTGCCGTCTACATTATTCTTATGCCAGGAAGAAACTACGCGATAGACAGACATCCTCAGAAGAAAGAGATTGTAGAGGCCATTCTGTCCGGTGAGTCATTTCGTTCCATTTCGTGCCAGTTTGGCATCTCACACATGTGTATTCTCCGCTATGTGGAAGGGCAACTAAAAAAGGACCTTTCCATCTACATCGCACGGCAGAAGGAGAAGGATCTCAACACCATCGACGGACTTGTTCAGAGACTCAACAAGATGGCAGAGGTCTGTCAGAAGCTCATCGACCGGTGCATGGAGTACCTGGGAGAAGACGGGCCGATTGATGTCTCTTCCATGAAGGAGTCAACACACAAGATCCTCAAGGACAACATCGCAAACCTCAGAGCCATTCTTGAGACCATCGGCAAGTTCCTGGGCATGGTCAGTGATGTCAACGTAGTCACGAACATCAACATTGACACATCCAAGTTCATCTCAAGAATCGCGGACATCATCGAGGATGTTGTCTCGGATGAAGAAGAGAAGGCAGAGCTCGTGCGGAGGATTCATGACTGCACATGAACTCGCGTCGGACTTCCTCGCCAAGAGACTGGACCCCGTCAGATATGCGGAGTCCATTGACCTGCCTTTCGGCAATTTGTACCAGTGGCAGAAGGATGTTCTGTCAATCACTTCCGGTGATGTCTGCATAAACGGAGCGCGCCAGGCAGGAAAATCAACCATCGTGTCCGTGGTCCCGTGCCACAAGGCCAAGTATATGCCAGGATCCTTGAGCATCGTCATTGCTCCGACTCTCACCCAGGCAGGTGAAGACATGGAGAAGATCAGAGGCTGTATCAATCGGGATCCGCTCTTCCCCAAGATGACAAGAGGCAATGACAGTGAGCTGAGATTCGAGAACGGGAGCAGAATAGTTGTCGCGCCGGCAACAGATGCAGCCCGTGGTAAATCAGCACCGGCCGTTGTCATCGCGGATGAGGCAAGCCGTATCGAGGACTTTGTCTTCACAGAAGTAGTTCTGCCGATGTTCACCAAGAGTAAACGGTATCTGTTCCTGCGGATATCCACGCCCAACGGGAAGAAGGGATTCTTCTACGATGATTTCAATGACCCGAAGGTCAAACGGTTTGAGGTCCGCTCTCCGTTCGAGGTCTCTCCGGTCAACAACTGGACCTTGATTCCTGCAAAGCCCGAAGAAGAGTACAGACGCGAGATGGCCGAGAAGGGCATCAAGGCATATTACTCCCCGCAGCACTCCGACTACGACAAACAGCAGGCTTTTCTTGCGCGCATGGGAAAGATGAGATACGAGCAGGAGTTCTGCTGTCAGTTCGTCGAGCCGGAGGACCAGGTCTTCAGTTATGCAGACATCGACGCGATGTTCTCAACGAGAGCGCGGGCAGACCAGGAAGAAGTTCTCATTGCTCCGCCGGAGACCTTCAGTGATGCATACGGAGGCATAGCATGAGTCAGTACGTCATATCCGTCGATATAGCCAAGAGGCGCGACTTCACAGCCATTCAGATCTACCGAGACACACCGGAACTCATCCGAGGGGACAAAGCAGCTCACGCACCGGACAGACACTTCCACTTCCAGGACCTCGTCTATCAGTTCAAAGGGCAGGACATGAGATACCAAGATTTGGCCATGCATGTCGTGAGGCTCGTCTCCGACAAGAAGGTGGCCAACAACAATGACCTCATCGTTGACGGAACGGGAGTCGGCGTGGCCGTGGTCGATATCTTCCGAGAGCGCGGACTGAATCCTATTCCGATTGTCGCGACGGCAGGAGGGACGGCAAAGCCGGTTTATGCAGAGATCGGAAACATATTCGGCACGGGAGAACAACTCAAGGGTATGCGTACTGTGTCAGAATGGCATGTACCCAAAGTCGAAATGGTGCAGGCAGGCCAGGTCGCGATGGAGCAGAGACTTGTGAGAATCGCGCCCAACGTCAACCACCTGGATGACTTCAAGGAACAGTTGCAAGGCTTCAAGGGACGCTTCAACGAGAAGACGAACTACACGAGCTACAACGCAGAGGACGATGAGGTCCACGATGACTTCATCACATGTTACTTGATGGCAATGTGGTGGATCCGGTTCAAGACGGAGAACACGCTGGCACAGAGACTGACGGGAACTGAGGACAATACAAAATGGTCCCCGATGGACAGATGGAGGAGAGATGGATAAAAAGCAGCTTGATAAACTTGAGGCGGTAAAGAAGAATCTCGAGCAAGACAAGAGCATGTACCTGGCCAAGTGGCGTGAACTCGCACAGTTCCTGGGCATCTCTTTTTCCAACTGGACCGGAGACGCAAACGCGGAGAAGCTCGCAGAGACGAGAGACATCACGGACTCCACGGCCGATGAGGCGGGAGATCTGATGGCCTCCGGTATCCAGGGCTATGCATGCGGAGCATCCAATGCATGGTTCTCAATGGCTTTCGAGGACATGGAGAACAACAAGAACAACAGCCTCTCCGGCGCGCTGAAGGAATGCGAGAAGCACATCTACAAACAGTTCGCAAAGGCCGACTTCTACACGAGTTCATTCTCCGCGACATTGTCCAACGTCCACCTGGGTACGGCAATCATTTGGATGGAGGAGAACGCACAGCGCAACCAGCCGTCGTACACGGTCCTTCATCCGAGGGATTGCAACATCATGGAGAACACGGCCCACGAGGTTGATGTTCTCTTCCGTGATTTTTGGTTGACGCAGGAAGACGCTATCAAGGAGTTCGGAGAGGACAATCTGCCTTCAAAGGTCCGCAACGGAAAGGACCCGATGCAGAAGTTCCAGTTCACCAACTACGTAGGCCCGCGCTCGAAGTTCGGCATGAAGGATGCCGTCCCAGGAGAGAAGGACTTCATCTCTGTCTACTGGATGAAGGATGACATCCGCAAGACTCTCAAGGAAGAGGAGTACGATGTCAAGCCGTTTGCCGTATGGAGATGGTCAAGGCCGATTTACGGCGGATCATGGGGAGTCGATTCCCCTGGCATGAAGCAGCTGTCGAACATCAAGCAGGTCAACGGACTCATCGAGGACAAGACAAGGCTGTCACAGTTGCAGGCCGTCGGCTACGGCAAGAAGACGCGCGGACTGAAGGTCAACCTCGTCCCCAACGGATTCACG